CGAATCGGAGCAGCAGATGAAAGTCGATGATTATGGAATCGAAGCGGTGATCCTCTCGGACGACGAAACGGAAGTGATTAACACTCCTATTCCGTGCGTCATTTGGGAAGATTTTCCGTTCTCGTTTCGTGACATCGACGGACAAATGTTTGCTCTGGTCCGTGCTGCTTACAAAAGGGTGTTAAAGCCTTAAGTTTGCAGCGTCCCACGGGTCTGTCGCTCTTATTCCTTGCGACTGAAGCTAGTACAGTTAAGTCAAGAGGGATGTTCCCTTGTAATGAAATCCAAGGAATTCATCGTGACACATAATACTCCCGCTCGGAACATAAACACTTTCATAACCCGACCCGGATACCTTTACCAAAAGTTGACCTGTGCTGCGGGTTTTACCCTGCAGAACACAGCTCTCCACAATTGGAAACAGTATTACGACGTTAGGCCTGAGAGTGTCCACAATCCGAGAGGAGCAAGCGGGTGGAGAAATCCTTCAGCTTGGTCACATGACCATTTGGAAGCCGTCGTAAGTCCGATAGGTGAGATGTCCACTAAGACTTGGTGTGCCAACCGATCCCAGTATACGGGAAACCGTTATTTGGATGGCGAGTACGCCGTTGAGTCTGGTATGCAGGCACTGTTAACAGGGCCTGCTGCATGGGCTTTGAACCTAGCGAACTCGAGGGCGTATCTTGACTTGAAGAGTCAGAATGCGAACCTCTCTGAAGTATTTGCCGAGCGAAAGAAAACGTCACAGATGGTAACATCTGCGGCGAAGGACATAGCAAAGCAAGTAAAGTCGTTCCGAAAACAACACCCCAGAGATTGGGGTCAAGTTATTAAGAATGGCCTCCGTAATCAGTGGAAGAATATTCCAAACCGCTGGTTGGAGCTTCAGTACGGCTGGAAGCCTTTGATGTCCGATATTTATGGGGCATTGACGACTTTAGACGGATACAATTCCGACACGAAGGCATATCATGTCCGCGTGAAGGGATCTGCTAAGCAAGTCGAAAGATTTACTCAGCAGTTCGCCTCGAGTCCTTACTGGTGGAGAGAGACAGTAGAGCGTCGTCATCATGTTAAGACGATTCTTTACTACACCCTTAATTCACCGGCGCAGGCTGCCTTGGCGCAATTGGGTTTAACCAACCCTTTGGCGTTAGGCTGGGAACTTGTGAGATACTCTTTCGTTGTCGATTGGTTTCTTCCAGTCGGCAATTGGCTGTCTACTCTTGATGCTGACTTCGGTTGGCGTTACGAGACAGGCTGCCAAAGTGTCTTCACAAAGCTCGGCGTTGAGTCATATAGCGGTCACATTCCTAATACGTCAAGTTCAACCTATGAAAATTATACGGTTGGACCTAGCGCGAAAGGTTATCGTTTCCGCCGAACTATTCTTGGCTCTCCACCTGGGGTTGGACTACCCCACTTCAAAAATCCACTGTCGAGTCCGCATCTGGCGAATGCATTATCGCTTTTGACGCAGGCTTTCCGCAAGTAAACCCATATAATGAGGTTACTCTCATGGCAGCACAAGCAGCTGTTACCTTCAACACCATTGTATATTCACCAAATGGTGTCACGGGTAATGTCGCGGTGTGGGCAAATAGGTCCTCTTCTTTCGGTACTGGTTTTACGTACTTTAAGGAAGACTTTAGCCCCTCCACCAAGGGTGGACAGGTCAAGATGTTGTTTAGCCTGGACGTCCCCATTGTTGCAGCTACGGATACCGGCTTTGTAGCGGCAGGTACAGTTCTCCGTCGATCGACGGTTCAGCTGTCCTGTTGGCTCGCAGCCGATTCGACATCTGCAGAACGGACGGACGTGTACAATCGGTTGAAGGACTTGGTCCTCTCTGCCCCCGTTTCTAACGGGGTCCAGAACCTGGATCCAACGTACTAGACTGTAGTATGCGTCTTCCGTAGTGGCTTAACTCGCCACTCTGCAAACTTTCCTATTGGAGTATCCAAATGAAAGGTCGATACAGCACCAGAATATCTGGGATGTACCGTAATATGCAACGTAGTGCGACTTTTGCTCTCGCCGAAGGTGTCTTTCAAGGCATCGGTAGTGAGGTAAGCCTTCAGGCTCTGGATTGTCTAAAAAACAGTCATTTGAGCTTGCTTGGGTTGAAGGTGGATCCGTCTACCTACAACCATCCAGAGGACTTCAGAGATGACTATCTCGCTGTTGAAATGCTGTCCAAGTATCCATATTTGGATGTCAAAATAGACCGCGAAGCTATAGCTCTCAAAAAGTTTGAGGACGCTGAGATGCAATGTTCTGCGACGAATAAACGTCTTCACACTGAGGTGTGCAGTCTTCGGACTGTATACACCCCTGGCTCGGTATTTCACCTTGCCAGACTTAAAATCAGTGCGTTACTTGGCCCATTCAACTGGGACAAGGCAGAGTCACACTTTGGGTTCGGCCCTGGTTCGACAACCAGTCTACCTAAATCCCAAGGTGATGCGTACTACAAATTCGGGTCTAGCAAACCCCATGTTACGAAGGCATGCTCTGTACTTGCGTGGTCCGCTATTAAACGGATACCGAGCTGGTATTCCAGCTTACTACATAGTGTAGGCGAGTCGCCGGAATCGGCGGTTGAATGGTCTCCTGATGATTTTATTGGGAGGTGCCTGACTGTCGTGCCTGGAAACAGAGTTACTACCGTTCCAAAGAACGCAAAGACAGACCGCGTGATTGCTATCGAGCCCGACCTGAACATGTTTGTTCAGAAAGGGATTGGTGGCTTGTTGCGCGAGAAGCTTAAGAGGGTCGGTGTTGATCTGGATGATCAGACACCCAACCAGGTTATGGCTAAACATGGTTCCCTTTACGGGGATTATGCTACCCTTGATCTTAGTAGTGCATCGGACACTGTCGCTATGAAGTTAGTCGAAGTACTGCTCCCTCCTGACTGGTGTGAGGCAATAAAGCTTTGCCGCTCACCACGAGGCGTTCTACCTGATGGTCGCGTTATAACGTACCAGAAGGTTTCATCGATGGGAAATGGCTTCACATTCGAGCTCGAGAGCCTGATATTTTGGGCTTTGTGCAAGAGCGTGTTGTCACTCTTTTCGATGGATAGGAGTCGACTAGTGGTTTATGGTGACGACATTATCATACCGTCTTCCATGTACCATACAGTGGTTTGGATGCTTGAGTATAGCGGTTTTACCGTGAACCTCAAGAAATCCTTCAGCACTGGTCCTTTTAGAGAATCGTGCGGTAAGCACTACTTTAAAGGGGTCGACGTGACACCCTTTTACGTCAAAGATGACGTGAAAGATCCATCTCGCCTAATCTGGTTTGCCAATTCCGTTCGCAGATGGGCACGATTGCCCATTTATGGATTGGATGGTAGATTAGAACAGGTCTATATCCATGCCTTATGTCTGCTTCCCAGCAGTCTGAGGCACCCCACGATTCCTGATGGCTTCGGAGATATCGCTTTGATAGGCGATTTCGACGAAGTAAGACCTTCCAGGTCTAAACATTATCAGTCATGGGTGGCTATAGGTGTAGGAGATCTCCGTCCTACAAAGAAGGTGGATGGCGTTGCTTACTTGCTGCGTGCTCTTTCAAAGTTAGAGAGAGAACCACTGCCTTCCGATATCATCAACGAGATTTTTAATTCGAAGATGCTAGCGGCCGGTTTTAGTGGAAGCAACAGTAAGTTAGCCAGTGGTGGAGCAGGTGTGGGATTGCAATCACACAAGCCCCATTGGGTCGAGGTAACTCTTCCCGTCACACGGTGGGACAATTACGGACCCTGGTTAGGGACGTAATTTTTCCTTCTTTTGATCCGAAGTCCTTGGATCTGGAG